CGTACTTAAATCGCGCCACAATTCAGGCAACGTTCCGCCAAGTCTTTGAACCGTAATGGCAGTAGCAGCTTGGGCCGCTAGTACCGCATTTTCTGTTGGCGACATTCGACGCGCCACAACTGAGCAGGCGTCTGGCCTGTTCTTTCGATGTATACAAGCCGGTACATCTGGCTCGTCAGAGCCGTCTTGGCCTACAGACATTCTTCGATACGACTCCTCAGAAGGAGCCCTTTACCTTTTTGAGGTTGACAACAAGTATGTAACTGGAGGTGCGGTTCAAGACAATACGGTTATATGGGCTGGAATTCCTTCTGCGTATGAGGAGCTGGCCAAGCTCAATCCAAGTGCAATTATTGAGCTGTTTGAGCTGCATCTGGACAACACGCTTCACGGCAGCACGGACGTTTACCGCTTTCATGCCGGTGCAAACGCAGCTATAGACGGCAACGTTGTTTTCAACGGCAACACCTACACCCGTATTCCAGTCAAAGCAGACGGCTTCGACTTTACGAACACTGGTACGTTGCCTCGTCCCACGCTGACAATCAGCAACCTTGATGGCACGATGACCACGCTTTTGCTGCTGGTCAACGTAACTACTGCAGGCAATGACCTTGGTGGAGCGGAGGTTCGTCGAATCCGAACGCTGAAAAAGTTTCTGGATGGTGAAGCAACTGCTGATCCAAACGCCAAGTTCCCTGATGAGCGCTGGTATGTGGATCGGAAAGCGAATGAGTCACGGGACAGTGTGACGTTTGAGCTGGCCAGCAAGTTTGACCTTGCGGGGCAGAAGCTGCCAAAGCGTCAGATCGTGGCGAACGTCTGCCAGTGGGTCTACAGAAGCAGCGAGTGCAGTTACACAGGCAGCAACTACTTTGACGTGAATGGCAACAGCGTCAGTACGTTGGCTGAGGATGTTTGCGGCAAGCGTGTGGCCAGTTGCAAGCTACGGTTTGGCGATACAGCTGAGCTGCCGTTTGGATCGTTTCCTGGAGCTGGACTGACTAAATGATGAAGCTCACAGCAACGATGCAGGCTGAGATCCTTCAGCACGCAAAAGATGAGTTTCCGCGTGAAAGCTGTGGCCTGGTCGCCGTTGTTAAAGGGCGTCGGCGTTACTTCCCATGCCGCAACATCGCCGAAACCCCTGATGATTACTTTATTCTTGACGGTTGGAACGAAGTAGAGGACAAGGGTGAGGTTGTCGCTGTTGTCCATAGCCATCCCAAGACCAATCCCGCTCCATCACCAGCTGATCGTGTTGCGTGTGAAAAGTCCGGCCTGCCATGGTTCATCGTCAACCCAAACACTGAAGGCTGGGGTTACTGCGAACCAGAGGGCTTCGAGCTTCCGTATGTGGGACGTGAGTTTGTGTTCGGTGTGGTGGACTGCTACAGCCTTTGCCGCGACTGGTACGCGAGGGAGTGGGGCTTGCAGCTAAAGGACTATGACCG